TTACGAAAACAACCCAAGAAAGACAAAAAAAATAGCAATGCTTGAAAAATCAATAAGCCGCTTTGGATTTATAAATCCTGTGGTTGCATACCACAATGAAGAATCAAACGAAGCTATAATTCTTGCGGGTCATCAGCGAGTCAAAGCGGCAAAAACCAAAGGGATTAAAACAATTCCTGTAATTTTCCCTGTTTTCAAAAATTTCGAAGAAGCTAGAGCATACATTTTGGCAGACAATAGAACTGCTGAAAACGGTTCGGCCTGGGATGATGAGAAGTTGCAAGTTGAATTGCAAAGCCTTCCAGACATGGAATTTCTTGAATTTAAAGAATTCTCTTTCGTCGAACAAGAACAAAAGATAGACGAATGGGACTTCACTGAAATTTACGAACCCTTTTGGATTGTTATTCGAGGCCCGATTACTGAAATGAAAAAGTACAAAAACACACTCCTGGAAATGAGTAAAGAAAACGAAAAAATTATTGTCACCTGCTCGCACGAGAGCAGCCGAGACGATGGCTATATTGTCGGCTGGGAAGCAACCAGAAAAGAAAAACTTAAAATGCAACCGACTTGTGAAATATGTGGCTCCAGTGAAAAACTGGTTATTCATCACATTATTCCACTCCTTGATGGAGGTGACCTTACAAATCAAAACAACTTACAAACAACATGCCGAAAATGTCACGAAAAAATACATGGGCGTAATAATGGCTAAATTCAACACAGGCTTAGCGTCAAAAATAAAAATAAGGAAAGCGCTACTGAAGGAACTTGAAGTTGAAAAAGTATTAGATTGTTATGCAGGAACAGGGGAAATGTACCGAAATTGTTATCTCAAGTATGATTATTTAGGTTTAGACCGCAGAATACCGGTTAATTTTACTCAAAACTTAATTGAAATTGACAACACGAAATATTTAAGATCAGAAAATTTAAACCAGTTTAACGTTTTTGATCTTGATGCCTTTGGAAATCCGTGGTATCAATTTGGAATCGTTTTACACCGAAGAACAAGCAAAAGCAAATTTGTAGTTTTTTGTACAGACAGCCTAATTTTGGGAGCATCCTTTGGAGAATTGCCAAAAAAAATAAAAAAATATATAAATCTTCCTTTGGACTTTGTAACCCCTTGCTTAAATAGGCACATGGATTTTATAAGAAAATTATTCATAAATAAAATGTGTGTAGAAACAAACCATACTGTTTTGAGGTGTTTAGCCTCAACGAACCACTGCAAGCGGATGAAGTACATTGGTATTGTGTTGCAGCGGAACTAAAAACGTTGTATAGTCTGCTTGTTTATGTTATAATTAAAACAGATGAAACTTTAGGAGGGAAAAAGATGTTTATCTACGAACCTAGCGGCAAAGCAAGAGAATACAGTGAGCTTGCTGTAAATTTGTACACCGGATGTGATCATGCCTGTAGTTATTGTTATGTACCGGCAATCCGCAGAAAAAAAAGGGAAGACTGTACTGAAGTTACAGTCAGAAAAGATGTTTTGAAAGGAATTGAAAAAGAACTTCAAAAAAAAGACTTTACAGAAAAAACGGTTTTGTTTTGTTTTATGACAGATCCATATTGCGCCGGCAGCAATGACACGACCGGGAAAGCTGCTGAAATGATCCTCCATCACGGAGGCAGGATTTCAATTTTGACCAAAGGCGGGAAAAGGAGTGAAAGAGATTTCGATCTCTTTGAAAGTTTCCCTGGTCGGGTTGATTATGGCATTACGCTAACTTGCCTTGACCAACGCTGGAAGGAATTTGAACCTGGTGCAGCTTCTCCGGATGAAAGAATCGAAGTTATGAACGAAGCTAAAAAAAGAGGACTGAAAACATGGGTCAGTTTAGAACCAGTCGTCGATCCAGAAGAAGCAAAAAACATTATTAAAAAAATACATAAAAATGTTGATTTGTTCAAAATTGGCATCTGGAATTATGACAAGCGAGCAGCAAAAATTGATTTCAAAAGGTTTGGATATGAAGTCAAGCAACTTCTGGATGATCTCGGGTGTGCGTATTATCTTAAAAAGGATTTAATAACAAAAATGAATTAACACTAAAAGCGTTGTTTTTTCACACGAAACCCCTCTCTTATGAGGGGTTTTTTTATGGCGATAAAAATTGAAGATTACAAAAAAGCGTTGAAAGCAGCAAACGGTTTATTTTCAGTTGCGGCGAAAACCCTTGGCGTGACACCGCAAGCAGTTGCAAAAAGAATCAAAACCAATAAACCTCTTAAGGAGTACGTTGAAGCGCTATTGGAAAGAGAGCTTGATTTTGTAGAGTCAAAATTAATGACACAAATAAATAACGATAATCTCACGGCTATAATTTTTTATCTGAAATGCAAAGGGAAAAAACGAGGTTACGTTGAAAAGGAAACAGAGCTTATAATTGATAACAGCAAAACTGTTTTCGTTGCGCCTGAAATGTCTACTGAGGAATCATGGAAGAAGCTACCAAAAAAATAATCAAGGCACAAGAAGGGCCGCAGTGGTTGCTTCTGACATGCCCTGCCGATCAAATTCTATTCGGTGGCGCACGCGCAGGCGGTAAATCCTACGGGTTGCTGCTTGATTGGCTCCGGCACCAATCATCAAATAAGGCCTGGGGCAAACATGCCAGGGGTATTTTATTTCGGCGCACTATGCCGGAATTCGAGGATCTGGTTGAAAAGTCAAAAGAGCTTTTTCCGCAATTAAACGCAGTTTATAAAGACGCTAAACGCACTTGGGTTTTCCCGAACGGTTCGAAAATTAAATTACGATATCTGGACAAGGACAGCGACGCAGACAACTATCAAGGCCATGAATACTCATGGATGGGTTTTGATGAGTTGGGCGGCTGGGCCAGTCCAAAGCCTATCGATAAATTATCTGCATGTTTAAGGTCCGCACATGTCCCGGCTGATTGTTTGCGTTGGGTAGCAAGTGGTAACCCCGGGGGTAAAGGACACAACTGGATTAAAAACCGTTTTGTTATCCCTACTGAACCTTTCGACATTCATAAAACAGTAGTTGAATTCCATGGCGCAAGCATGGATATATCACGGTGTTTTATTCCGTCGAAATTCTACGATAATAAAATTCTGGCTGAAAAAGACCCAACATATTTAATCAGGATTACGGCGGGCTTGCCTGACTGGTTAGCTGAGGCATGGGCTGAAGGCAATTGGGATATAACAGCGGGCGGAATGTTCGACGATGAAAAATGCTGGAATCATGCGACGCATGTTATTGAGCCTTTCCCGATTCCTGAAAACTGGAGTGTATACAGGTCTTTCGATTGGGGGAGTAAAAAACCTTTCTCTGTCGGATGGTGGGCGGAATCAAACGGCGAGGAAGTCAAGCGCCCGGACGGGTCATATTTCTGGGCACCACGAGGCAGCATGATAAGAATTGCGGAATGGTACGGCTGCGTGTCTGGGGCAGAAGACGAAGGGCTTTTAATGACCCCTCGGAATGTGGCGCAGGGGATAATAGACCGTGAAGAAATCGGACTTCTGAAAAACTTAGACGTGCAAGCAGGCGCGGCTGACAGTTCCATCTATGCGAAACAAAAAGGCCGGGACGAAAACAGCATCGCCGAAGACATGGAAGAGGAAGGGGTTTATTGGGAAAAATGCAGCAAAGGCCCGAACAGCAGAGTAAACGGGTGGATTTTATTCCGTGAAATGTTGGAAGCTGCCCGTGAAATCCCGATGGAGAAGCCCGCAATGTTTATTTTCAATACATGCAGGGCTTTCATCAGGACAGTTCCGTCGTTACCACGTGATGAAAAGAACATGGACGATGTAGACACGGACACAGAGGACCATGTTGCAGACGAAGCCAGATATCACATCATGCAGAAAAAGCATGCAAATTTCAGCGGATCAACAAATTAAGCGAGGTATAAAAACATGAAGATGGGTAAAGAAAACAAGGTTGATACTCCTGACGATTTTTACAACGCAGTTAAAACCGATTTCAAACTTGCAAACGACTTGGATAACGGTCGAAAAGCAATGGTCGAAGCGCGTACACGGTATTTACCGATGGAACCAGGCGAAAAAAAGAAACCGAAAACCTATGACGTGCGGCTGAATCGTACAGACTTTTATCCTGGTTTCAGTGAATGCCTGGACGATCTTACAGGTGCAGTTTTCAAGAAAAATATCATTCTTGAGGACGCAACAAAAGAGCAACAGGCGCACTCTGAAAACGTAGACTTGCAAGGGAATAACCTTAGCGTTTTTTCAAAATCGCTTTTCAGGAACGCTGAAAAATACAGTATAACTTATTTCCTTGTTGAGCACCCCGTAGTGCCCGCAGGCTCATCACTCCATGAAGAAAGGCGCATCGGGGCACGGCCCTACTGGCGCGAGGTTACCCCGCCGAATCTGATTTATCTGTTTGCGGATATAGTGAACGGGCAGCAGACTTTAATGGAGATTCGTATTAAAGAAACTATTATCACGCAAGAGGGTTTTATAAATGCAAAAACCGATCAGATCAGGCGCTATATTCAAGATTTAGACGAAAACGGACAGCCTTTCCAGGTCCGATGGGAAGTCTACAAAAAGAAAAAAGACAAGGACGAATACGCAGATGAGCCTGAGAACAAAGGCCTTCTAAATCCTATGAAAAGAATTCCACTTGTGCCTGTCTACACAAAACCATCTGGATTTTTCCGGGGTAAATGGAGGCTTGAACATTGCGCATGGCTGAACGTGATCCACTGGCAGAGTAGCAGCGATCAGCGAAATATTTTAAGGGTTGTGCGTTGCCCGATCCTTGCTCACGCTGGGTTTTTCAAAAAACTTGATAAAGACATTGAGATAAGCCCGAACACGCATCAAGGCACAACAAACCCAGACGGTAAAATGTGGTGGGTTGAGCATTCAGGCGCGGCGATTGACGCAGGGGCCAAAGACCTGGAAAACCTTAAACACGAAATGAGCCAGGTCGGAAAGAACATGGCGATAAAAAAGACTGGAAGCATTACGGCAACAGAAGCAGGAATCAACACGGCTCAGAGCCAGTCTGAATTGCAATCTGATGCAAAGAGCTTAGAAGACGCAATAGAAAACGGATACATCCTAAACGGCGAATGGACGAGCGACAGCGCACCGGCA